TACAAACGCTGTGTATTGGCGGGCCTGCCCAACTTCTTCAGCAGCTTGCGAACTAGGCTTACCTCTTTGCGCAGTTTCCGAGTGCGCACGCGACGCTGGCGTGCGTTCATTGCCGCCTCCCGGTGGCGCGTTCCCAAGATTGCACCGCAGCCTCGGCGTCATTGATCGCAGGCCCGCCAAAATCGTTAACTTTGTCGGCAACCAAAAACCGTCCGAGCAACACAAGCAAATAGGCCTGCCAGAGCTTCTCATCGCGTTCCTTTTGCTGCGCCGCCTGGGTCAAAGTCGGGTCGGTCACGGCTCGACCTTGGGCTTGCCGGTGAATCCCTTCATGGCCGCGCCTGCATGTGCGGTCGCGTGCAGTACTTGGCGCTCGGAGCGCGCACCAAGCAAAACCTTCAACAGCATCGATAAATGCTTTGCCGCCTGTATCTGTTTTTCAGCGGTCCACTCTGATTCAGGTTCTTCGGCCACTGCCTGAAAAAAAACAAGGTCATCTTCAATAAAGGCCAGCATCACGTGAACGGCCGCAAGACCAACGCTTTCCGCCTTAGCCGCTTCCGCAGGATCATTGCCCAACAACTCAGGCGCGCGTAGCCGCATGCCCTTAATCAGCGCTGCATGAAACCGGAAGTTGTCATCGTTGATGTGAACGGCCTGCACATGCGTCGAGTCGCTTGATAGCGCCTTGGCCACTTCGTCGGCCTGCCGCCGGGACATCCCCTGAAATGGTTCAGCGGGGTTCATACCGTGCGCTCGCCGTCGTGCATCGTAGCGCCACGCACAGCCAAACCGGCGTGCGCCGTGGCCTCCAGCACTTCGCGCTCCATTTGCAATTGCTTCATCAGCGCTGCAATCACCATCATGGCCTCCGGGCCCTTTCTTTGCATGCCCTCGGGCATTACACCCGCATCAGCATGGCGATCGAACTCGTTGACCACCTTGATTTCATCAGCCACCACGTCAAGCAGCACATGCAGGCCATGCACACATGCTGTCTCCATGAGCGCGAACATCTTGGGGTCGTTCACGCCAAACTTCAGAATCCGCCTGCGCGCCCGCGCCATCAGCGCCAAGTGGAACGGGGTGGACTCAATGTCGACCTTTGTCACGGCAGCCATCCGGCTTTCGGTGGATAGCTGTTTGGCCACATCGTGGATTTGGCTTTTTGAAAGCCCGTTCTGAGTAATTGGATTCACAGGGGTCCAGTCGGAAAAGACACCAGCGCGAGAAACGACGCAATGGCAAGAAGCGCGATCAGCGCGAAAAACGTGATGTTGTTCATAGGCCGCCCTGCCCGATGCGATCAAGCAGGCGCTTGACTGCGGGCAGCTGCGCGCGCGCAGCGCACACCGCACATTCGTTTTCATGGCGGCCACGTGCGTGCCGGCCAATGCCCAGGCTAAGCATGCGCTCGCGGGTCTGGCGGCGCCGCTCCTCGATTGATGCGCGCGACTCAATGGCAAGCACGCGATAGCGCCCCACATTGCCGCTCATGGCTGCCTCTGCAACACGACACCGGGCGCCACCTGGGCGGCATCGGCCGGGGCAAGCGTGACCAACTGGCAGTGACAGGCGAGCGTCAACCCGTGGGCCGTTTCGATCCGATACGTCCACACTTTGGGCATGCCTTGACCGACCTCGCGCGCCTCGAGCCCACCCACGACCCTGCCCGTTTTGCCGTTAAAGCGCCACTTCTTGCCGCTGAAATTGCGCAGCAACACCGTAGCGCCGACCTCGATCGGCCGGGCGACTTTGCCGTGCTGAAGGCGCATCATGCCAAGCCCCCGCCCGCCCAAAGCCCAATGAGAACGCCGGCCACAAACAGCAAAGCCGGCCCGACATACGACCGCTCAGGGTCGCGCCCTGGCCTGCCGTGGTGTGGGTCGAAATGGTGCAAGAAAGTGCTCCGTGGTGCCCCAAAGGGCGGAGCGCGAAGCATACATGCTTGTGTTCCAAAACTCAAACATGCTTGAGTCTTGGGGGAATTGCGGGGGCTAGGTCAGGGTTTTTCGCGTCCTGGCGCGCTTGCGTGGCACCGCGTGCGCCACGTAGAACATCTGCGCCACTTCGGCCTCGGCAAGATGCAGCGGCGCGATCGCTGGATTGAGCGCCACCAGGCGCAGCCCAGCGCGTCGGCTTTGCAGGCGCCGCAGCATGACTTGGCCAGTGGTGAGCTTGACCATCACATCGTCCTCGAGGTCAATGGCTGTATTAGGCTCAATCAGGGCGAACTCGCCGGGGTTGTAGCGAGGATGCATGGCATCGTTGTCGACTTCGATCAAAAAGGCGTGCGGATCGCCGGTCGTTACATCAGCCCATAAATCCGCTGTTGCTTGTACTTGGGTCATCGCAGTTCCGATGCGATCGGATAGCCCCTCGGCCAGTTTGCCGATCACCGGCACCGGTCGGCTCACGAGGCTGTCACTGACAAGGCCAGATGCGCCAACAAGTGGCATATCTCCGGTTCCGGTCGCCAACCACATGGGCGACACCTTCAAAAACATCGACGTTTTAAGCAAATTGGCGGCATTGAACGCTTTCGTGCGTCCGCGCAAGGCCGCGCTGATGGCCTGCTGGGCAATCCCCAGGTGGCGCGCAAGGTCGGCCGCCGACACATCGGCGTGCTTAAGCGCCATCGCTAAGCGGTCCTGAAAAAGCATAGTCCGCACTTTCCACCTCAAAAAGTCAGGTTTACTTGTTTAGGCAGACAAGTATGCTTTACGATGGACGGATGGACGTAGAGACCCGACGAGTGATCGCCAATATCTTGCTTGATGAGAAGCCCTTTGGCACCGGAGCCGCCCTTGCGCGCGAATTCGGCATCACCCAGCAATCCGTGAGCACCTGGCGCGTGCAAGGCATTCCCCGGTCTTGGCTGTACGCGCTGCAGCAAAAAGCCCCCGAAACGATGCGCGACATCGAATTGCGCGCGACCCAACAACGCCAACCCCATCGCACCGCCCACCAAGGCAGCGCGCCCCCTCCCCCTAGCATCACAGGCAGCACCCCCAATGCAGCACCACGAACCCCATGATTCGCGTGTATGGGCGTCGAATCTATTGTCGGCCTGGGTCAAGGACGGCACAAAGCCGGCTGAGATCGCCGCAAAACTACAGTGCAGCACAAGCCACCTGTACCGGCTGCGCCATGGCCGGGCGCACAGCCTGAGTTTTGACCAACTCAACCTGTTGCGCGAACGCGAGCGTGTCGCACAGGACTTGCAGAAGATGGTTGATGCGGCGTTTGACCGCTTCGATGCCACCGACCGCGAGATCCGTGGGCGGCTGGCCATGCAGGCACTTGAAACCGAACACCTACGCCTGAAACACGAGATCGGCGAGCGCGCCAGCGTTTCGGCGTTTCAGCAGGCCATGGCCGAAACGGCCCCAACACCAAGCGTCAATCCGTTCTCGGAGCGATGCCTGGCCGGCGCCGCTCGCGCCGAGCGCAAAACCAGCGGGCACCCTGCCATAGATGCCCGAGCGACCAGCGGCGAGCCTGTGCTTTGGCCGGAAAGCCCCTCCCCACGCACAGCGCCTTGGTACACCCGCGCCTGGATGCGCATGCGCAACTGGCTTTTATGAACCTCGCCAGCCTGCGCGTGGAAATCGTGCAAACCCAAGAAGGGTATGTGGTTGCGCTGAGCTCGCATAGCGAAGCCGGGCAGCCGCTGGGCGATGACATGCGCATTGCCGCCACCCCTGACGACGCGGCAACGCTAGTGCGCGCCGCCCTGTTTTCTCTGCGCAGCAAAACCGCTGCTAACTCCACCAACCCCTAGGACACCGATGCAAACCCAGCAAGCCCCATCCTTTCAAGCGTTCCTGCACGACTACAAGCGCGGCGAGTTGCTCAACGAGGCCTCCGAGCAGCTGGCAAAGCTGTTTGCCGAGGTGCGCGCCACCAACAAGGGCGGCAGCCTCACGCTCAAGATCACCGTCAAGCCGCGCACCCAGGGCAATGCCGACATGGTGATCGTGGCCGACACGATCAAGCTCGATCTGCCCGAGCTCGCACGCAAAGAGGACGCGTTCTGGCTGTCTGAAGACGGCGTGCCGATGCGCACCCATCCGCTTCAGACCGACTTGCCCTTGCGCGAGGTCCAAGCCGCGCCAGCGCCGCAGATGCGCTCGCTTTAACCACTACTCCCACCCCCACCACAAGAAAGGCCCTGCATGAGCTACGACCGCCACCCCAGCCCGACTCCCAGCGCCAAGCCCGAGGACAAAGCGTCCGACATTGCGCGCTCGATCTTCGAGATGAGCCACGGCCACGCGAATGGCGCAGCGTTCCTTGACCACAATGAAAGTGAATCCCTTGTGGTGCTTAAAGACGGCTACAAGATTGTGGATCTGGTCAAGGAAGCCGAGCACCGCCAGCCGCACCCGATCCATACCGAGGGATCGAGCGTGCATTACAGCCTGGCAAGCCTGATGGCTTACGCCAAGGCACACCGCGAGGATGATGAGGCGGCATCGTCGTCCATGTACGTGAGCCCCGGCACGGGCGTGCTGATGTTTGTGGCCGACGATCACACCCGCCATGAAGAAGCGCGCAATCTGCCTAACTGGCGCAAGCATCGGGCGACCTACCGCATGCGCTACACCGAAGAAGCCGAAGCCTGGATTGAGGCGAGCGGCAAGAGGATGACGCAAACCGAGTTTGCTGAGTTTCTGGAGGACCGCCTGGTCGACGTGGATTCCTCCAGCCAGGCGGCGCTGGCCACGGTCGCCCGCCACTTCCACGCCACCACCAACGCGCAACTCAAAAGCGCCAAGCGCCTGGACAACGGCGAAGTGCAGTTTGCCTACAACGAGACGGTGAATGTCCAGGAGGGCATTACGGTGCCCACCGAATTCAGGGTCAACTTGAGGTTGTTTGAACAGGTCGACGTGCTTTATGGCCTGCGCGCACGCTTCAAGTACCGCGCCAACCAGGGGCTCACGCTGTGGTTTGAGTTCGCCAACCTTGAGCGCTCAATCAATGACGCCTTTGAGGATGTGGTGTCCAAGGCCAAGGAGTTATGGGGCCAGGACGAGGGCTTTTACCTTGCTTCGCTAACCGCTGCGATTGACAAGGCGGAGGGCGGCAAGCGGTTTTCCCGCGCGGGGTAAAGGCAAGCCCAAGCGCACCCGCTGAATCATGAAGCACTACCCGCATCACATCGGGGACTTCGATCGCGCTACACGCCACCTGACTCGCATTGAGCGCAGCGTGTACCGCGATCTATTGGATCTGTACTACGACACCGAGCAGCGCCTTCCCCTGGACACGGCGTGGTTGTGTCGTCGCATCATCGCGCGCTCCGACGAGGAGTCAACGGCTGTTGAACAGGTGTTGAACGAGTTCTTCACGAAAACTTCAACAGGCTGGTATCACGCGCGGTGCGAAGTCGAGATTGAGGCCTATCGAGCCAACAGCAGCCAGAAAGCCAAGGCCGGGAAGGCCTCTGCTGAGGCAAAACGGCGGAAAAAGGAACAAGCGTTAAAGGGCGCGGCAACGGATGTTCCAACACCCGTTGAACAGCCGTTGAATTCCGTTGCAACGGCTGGCAACGGCATCGCAACTAACCATGAACCAATAACCAATAACAACACTACTTCACTTCGTTCAGTAGTGTTGGCGCCGCACGCGACGCCACCACCCGAAGGTGAGCCGCCTGAGCGTGATCCGCCAAAGCGAGCGACACGCCTGCCTGACGATTGCCCGACGACCGAGGACATCGCTTGGGCGCAAGCCGAGCGCCCAGACCTTGACGTGCGATCCGTCGCCGCGACGTTCCGCGACCACTGGATCGCCGTGCCGGGCAAGGATGGCCGCAAGCTCGAATGGTCCGCGACATGGCGCAATTGGGTCCGCAAGCAACGGCCAAGCACCGGGCCGCCCACCCGCTACACCCCGCAGACCGAAAAGTTCAACGCCTCCGCCTACGTCAACAACCCCGAATACAAGGCTCGATGGGATGCTGCTAAACGACTCAGAAACCCGACCGACGACGCGATCGATGTCACCGCTCGCGCTGTGGGTTGAAAGGCGCGAGCGGTCGGGAGAATCACCCATGAAGCGGCTCTACAACCGGCTCGATGCGATGTACCCCAACCGCTGGCGCGCGGCGTTTCCCGACGACCACAACCTATCGACCTGGGCGGAAGTGTGGGCCGAGGCGTTTGTCGAGGAGGGCATCCAGCCGGAGATGATTCAGCAGGCACTGTCCGTATGCCGCAAGCGGCACGAGTGGCCCCCTTCGCTGCCCGAGTTTTTGGCGTGCTGCAGGCCGGACAAGGCAGACGCCTACACCGCGTTTCTCGAGGCAGTCCAGCAAATGCCAAGGCGCGCTCAGGGTGGCGATCACTGGTCGCACCCCGCCGTGTATTGGGCCGCAAGCGACTTTGGAGCCTATGAGCTCCAGCACGCCGCTTGGGACACCGCAAAAGGCCGATGGAAAGCCATCTACGAGCGCCGATGCGCCCAGGTTGACCTGCCTGCCGTGCCGCAACCCATGGTTGCGATCCCGCCGCCTGGGCAGATGAGCGCGACGCCCGAGCAGGTCGAGAAGGCCAAGGCGCAGTTTGCCGACATGGTGAACACGGTCGGCGTGGTGAATCGCCAATGGCCGAACAAAATCCTGGAGCGACAGCAGCGCGGCGAGTTTGTCTCGCTCGCGGTCCTGGATATGGCCAGGCGCGCAAAGGCCGCATTGAGGGTTTGATTCCTGCGCCGTGTTTTACCCCTGACTTAGAAGTAGTAGCACCATGAGTAGTACCGCCAATCCCTTCCAAGGCTTGCACGACCTTGCCTTCCGGCTAAACCAGCAACCCAAGCCCGCACCGCGACACCACGGAGGCGGGCGACCAAGCAAGCGCGGTGCCCTGCAGGCGTGGTTTGATGGGCTTGCACCTGGCACGGTGATTACCACCAAAGAAGTTGAGCAGGCCGGCAACGTCAGCCAGACCGCTGCCAAGGATTTTTTGTGTCGCATGCGCCAAGAGCGGCGCTTAGGCGACAAAGCCCGGCCAGAGCCCTGGCGTAAGCAATTTGGCGCCTACGTAAAGCTCGACTGATGGGCGGCGCGATCATCCTGCCCAAATGGGCACAGAAAGGCTTTGAGGCGCTGGCCGACAAGCAAGCCGGGAAAACCACAGCACGGCGCCGTCCAAAAACCCAGCAATCGGCCGCGCAAGCGCTCGATGCCCCCATTGATCCGCGCGCCGCACGCCCAAAAGAGCCGTGGCTCGAGCCGGGCATGAACAAAACCGAGGCGGAATATGCCCATGTGCTGCGCGCGCGGCAAAGCGCCGGGCAGGTGCTGGCCTTTGGCTATGAGCGCCTTACGTTTCGGCTGGCGTTTAACCTGCGCTACACCCCTGACTACGACCTTCTGATGCCCGATGGCACGGTGCAGATCCACGAGATCAAGGGATTTTGGGAAGAAGATGCGCGCGTCAAGATCAAGACCGCCGCGCAAATGTTTCCGCACTTTCGATTTGTCGGCGTGCAGAAGCTGCCCGCCAAAAAAGGCGGGGGCTGGTCCTATGAGTGGTTTTAGCCGTCGCGATCAGCGCGTCATCGTGCGCACGGTGCGTGCCGATGGCTCGGCTGCGAGCCTCACTGTGCAGATCCTAGACATCTTGCGCTCCACGCCCCCGCGCTGGTGGACGGTGCGCGAAGTGCTCACTGAGATGCGCCGCCTGGATCGAATCACCGAGCGCACGGACAGCCTGATGTGGACCTTAAATGACGTGGCCTCCAGGCTGCACAAGATGAGCGCCCGCCAGGACATTGAGCGCAGCGCAGGCCGACCACGCACCATCCTCACGCGCCGCATTCCGACGCGGTATCGCGCCACGCCATGACCGAGCCTATCCCGCCCGACCATACCTTGACCGCGCTGCAATGGCTGCATGGGCCGCGCCCGGTGGCGCAGCCTCGCTCGCTTGGCGTGCGTGGCAAGCGCGCATGGGATGCGTATTACGCCTATTTGATCGAGGTGGAGCACCAGCGTGCGCTGGTGCGCCATGTGCTGGCCACCCTCGTGCAGTGGCCAGCAGAAACCCAAGGGATGACTAGCTTGCAGCTGCGCGATTGGCTCGAGCGCCAGATGCGCGCCGCGCCAGCCGAATCCCCAGCAGATCCCACAACCCCGGAGGCATAGCGCGCCCGTTGGGGCCCTCGCGCTCATAACTCGCCCAGGTGTTCTCCGACACCTTCACAAGTGCTGCCGCTTGCGCCTGCGTCAGCCCGGCCGCGATGCGGGTATCGCGGACAGTATCGGGCTTAGGCGAGGGATAGGGACGGGGCTTGCGCCCCGGGTGGTTGGTCAAACTGTATGCCCTTTACCCAACAGATCGGCTAGGTATTCGATCCGACCGTCTTTGGGCGCGTACAGTGTGCCTCTGTAGTAGTAGTAGTTAACGTGCAGCGACCACCCGTCCTTGTACTTGCGAGGCGTGAAATCCGGGCGTTCGTAGCAGCCGTGCGGGCATACAAAAGTGCCCGATTCATAAAACCTGCCGTCACTGGTCTCATCTAGGTCTGCTGCACGGCACGCCGCGATCAGTTCGGCTTTCGTTGCAAATGCGTTCATCCTCAATCTCCTGCCCGATTAAATTGCTACTGGAACAAAGGTCAACAGGGTGCCGTGGCCATCGTCGTCAAAGATCCAGTTTTCTTTGCGCAGCTCTAGGCCGTAAAGCTTGACAACATCAGCCGGGATGGTTGAAAACTCTCGCTTAGCCTCATCAAGCGAGCGCTGATCTTCGCTAGCCCAGCGGTTGAATTGCTCAGCAATGGCCAGTGAATCGGCGTTGCGATGCTTGTATGTCACCGAAAATTTAATAACTCGCATTTTTGATCTTCCGCCCGCTACAGGGGGCCGCTGCCGCCATCAGGTAATGGCATAACGCCATAGTACCCTCACAACGTGAGGTTGACAAGCGTTATTTGCTAGGGCGATTTAACTTCCCGCCTTGCCATATCATTTTCGGCGCTTTCTCATCTCGGGATTACACGCCCCGCGTGAGTTTTCGCCGCCTGGGAGGGCGCATGCCGATGCCGGAGTTGACCCTAATCGCGGCGCTGTGGGAGGCGCTCAAAGCCCTAGGCCTGGCCATGGTGACGTTTCTGTGGTTTTACTGGCGCAGCTTGTCTACAAACCTGCAAGCGCTCGAGGCCGCGCATAAGCAACTCGAAACCAAGCTCACTGAAGGATATGTGACCAACAAGCGGCTGGAGGACGTGTTTTCCGACATCCGCACCGAGCTGCGCTACATCCGCGACCGCGTGGATTCGATCAGCAAGTAACCATGCTCGCCGCCATCCCTGCCACCGCGCTCGCCCAGGCCTACGGCATTCGCCTGGTGCGTGCCGATATGTGGGCGCCGCACCTGACAGCCGCTGCGCAGAAATTCGACTTGCTGCAAGACCGCAGGCAGTTGACCTTTTGGCTCGCGCAGATCGGGCACGAGTCGAGCCGCCTGGTCTACACCCGCGAGGTGTGGGGCCCGACGGATGCGCAAAAGCGCTATGAGGGCCGGGTTGACCTAGGCAACACCCAACCGGGCGACGGCTTTCGATTCCGAGGCCGGGGCCTTATCCAAATCACCGGCCGATTCAATACCGCCGCCTGCGGGCTTGCGCTCAACCTGCCGCTACTCACGACCCCCGAATTGCTTGAGGCGCCTGCGCATGCCGCGATGAGCGCTGGCTGGTACTGGCATCACTTCAAGATCGCGCCCCTGGCCGCAAAAGGCCACTTTAGCGCTGTCACCAAAGCCATCAATGGTGGCTACAACGGGCTGCGCGACCGCGAGGCGCTGCGCGCCAGCTGCGAAAAATTCTTTCCGGAGTCCCTATGGGCACCCCCATCAGTACAACCGACTTCGACTGGCAAAAAGCGCTAGGCGTTGCCGCCCCGGTATTGGGCCGCATCCTTGGCGCAAGCGTTGGCGGGCCGCTGGGCGCGCTGATCCCCGACGCGGTGCGCACGCTCAGCCGGATCTTGCTTGGCAAGGACGATGGTACTCAAAGCGACGTCGCCCAAGCCCTGCAGGCCGGCCTGACGCCCGAAACCGCCGTGGCTTTGATGAAGGCCAACAACGAGTACGCCCTCGAGCTACAACGCCTAGGGCTTGCGCGCGTGCAAATCGATGCCGACCTGGATCGCGCCTACCTTGCCGACCGCGATAGCGCGCGCCGCGCGCATGCTGGCGCGAGCGAAGTGTTCCGCCTAGGCCTCGCCGTGCTCATCGGCTATGCCATCACGATTGGCGTGCTGCTGATTGGCTGCTACGCGCTGCTATCGGGCGGGCTGGCCACGCTCGATGTCGCCGTGGTGGGCCTGATCTTTGGCCTGCTGGGCACGATCCTAGGCGCATCTAGCGGGCATGCGACCCAGGTTGTCAGCTACTACTTTGGCTCAAGCCGGGGGTCAAGCCGCAAAGACGACGCAATGGTCGAAGCCGTGCAAAAGATCGGCGAGCGCGCAGGAGCGCCCCGTGGATGACAACGCCAAAGCCAAGCGCCCGGATGTGGATTGGGAGCGCATCGAGCACCTATACCGCGCTGGTGCGTACTCGCTGCGCGAGATCGCGCGCGAGTTTGGCATTACCGAGGCCGCCATTCGAAAGCGCGCCAAGCGTGACCGCTGGCAGCGCGATATTGCGCAAGCCGCTGAAATTGCTACGGAAAATGCCTTGGTACGCGATTTGGTTCGCAGTGCGAACCAAGAGCCCGGTGCCTTGCGAACCGACGCCGAGATCATCGCCGAAGTCGCCGACACCCGCGCGAGCATCGTCAAACTGCACCGCTCGGCTGTGCGCCAACAGCATGGCGTGGTCAACACGCTCTTTGAGCAGCTGGGCGTTACGGTCGGCATCCGCGACACCCTCGAGCCGCTGCTGGACCTCGAAGCGCAGATCCAATCCGAAGGCGCCGCTAGCCTTGAGCAGGCCAGGGCCATCTACGAAAAGCAACTCAAAGCCTTGCGCGCCGCAGTGTCGATCCCCTCGCACGCCAAGGCCGTCCTGGATCTGGCCAGCGCCAGCGCCAAGTTGGTGGCGATCGAGCGCCAAGCCTTTGGCCTGGACCAGCGCAGCAATGGCAAGCCCACGGGCGATGATGACCTGGCGCAGCTAACTGATGAGCAAATTACTGCCCGGCTGGCCAGCCGCCTCGCCAAATTTGCTCACGCCACAGGTGCAGGCTCTGCTGGCGGATCAGGACCGGTATCAGGGTCTTAGTCGTGCGCAAAAAATCGACATCCTCCACATTCTCGAGGAGCACGAGCGCCGCCATGCGCGCCGGCAAATTCTCAGCCTGTTTCCCGACGAAGGCCCGCTGCGCCGCGAGCTGTATCCGCGTCACCTGGAGTTCTTCGCGCTGGGCACGCAGTTTCGCCAGCGCCTATTTATGGCTGCCAACCGGGTCGGCAAGACCGTGGTCGGCCTGTTTGAAGTCGTTTGTCACGCCACCGGCCGCTATCCGCCGTGGTGGGCGGGCAGGCGCTACACCAACGCTGCGCCCCTCATCTGGATGGCGGGCGATACCGGCAAGACCGTGCGCGACATTTTGCAGGCGAAACTACTCGGCAAGCCTGGCGAGCATGGCACCGGGCTGCTATTTGGGGATTGCCTCGTCACGACGACCCCCAAACAAGGCGTGCCCGAAGCCGTCGAAACCGTCTACGTCCAGCATGTGCCGACCGGCACCTTCTCGCGCATCGTGTTCAAAAGCTACGACCAACGCCGCGAGGCCTTTCAAGGCAACGAGCCGGACATCATTCTTTTGGACGAAGAACCGCCATCCGAGATCTACGAGGAGTGCCTCGTGCGCACCATGACCAACGACGGCATGGTCATGCTCACCTTCACCCCGCTCCAGGGGCTGACCGAAGTTGTGTTGCAGTTCTTCCCGGACGGCGACATCGAGGCCACCAAGAACGCCACCACCGGCCGCGCAACCGTTATGGCATCGTGGGATGACGTGCCGCATCTGTCCGATGCGGTCAAGGCCGAGCTATTGGCCAACATGCTGCCCTACCAGCGCGATGCGCGCTCCAAAGGTCGGCCAAGCCTGGGCGCAGGCGCAATCTACCCTGTGCCCGAGGACGACATCAAAGAGGCGCCCTTTCCTTTGCCAGACCACTGGCCGCGCGCCTATGGCTTCGACGTGGGATGGAAAAAGACCGCCGCCGCCTTTGGCGCGTGGGACCAGGAGTCAGAAACCTGGCACATCTATTCGGAGCACTACCGTGGCGAGGCCGAGCCTGTCGTGCATGCCGAGGCCATCCGCGCCCGTGGCGCCTGGCTGCCTGGCGCCATTGATCCCGCCGCGCGCGGCCGTGGACAAAAGGACGGCGATCAACTGCTGCAGAATTACATCGACCTGGGGCTCAACCTTGTGCCCGCCGACAACGGGGTCGAGGCAGGCCTGCAGGATATGTGGATCGCGCTGTCAGCCGGGAAATTCCGCGTCTTTGCCAGCTGCACAAACTGGTTTCAGGAGTATCGCCTTTACCGGCGCGACGAAAAAGGTCGCATCGTCAAGGAAAAGGACCACCTGATGGATTCCTCGCGCTACCTAAAACGCACTGGCCGCGACATTGCCATCACCGAGCCGCGCGCCCGCGAGGCGCAGCGCAGAACCAACTGGAGGACCGCATGAGCCTTGTTGATTCCCTTGGCCGCCCGCTCATGACCACGCCGCGTGACCGCGAAGCACGGGTCTACAAGCGCCTGAAGTCGACCGGGCAACTGACCGTGAGCCTCGAGTGGATTTTTTGGGAGGAGGCCGACGAACTGCACCCGATGCTGGTGCTGCGCCGCGTGCTGTCCATGCCCCCGCGCGCGTGGTGCCTGCCCCAGCGCCAAGCCTGGCGTGCCGTGCATAGCAATGGCCATGTCAACGACGCCTTTCTTGGCCGCATCCTGACCGACGCCGCTTCGGGCCTGGGCTTTTCCCCCGACGCGGACCGCTTTGCCATCCGCGATATGGCCACCGCGATTGCCGACTACCTCGAGGATCTGATTCGCATGCCGACCTCGATCCCGGCCGATGTTGAGGCTTCGCACCTGGCGCCGCTCGAAGGCATCGAGGTGCGCGCTTCGCTTGATGGCACCACACTGCGCGAAGGAGTCGTGTGAGCTCTCGCAAGCGCAGCGCGTTCGAGGACGCCCACGACCCGCTCTTTGAGTTGAGCGACCGCGGTGATGGTGCAATTGCCACCGTGCAATCGGCCGAGACGGTCAACCCCGCGCCAGAAAAGGCACGCCGCGCCCGCGAGGAACTGACCAACCGCCACCGCCGCATGGTGTCGCTGTGGCGCCGCGAAGTGACGCTCCAGGCGCCCGAGCGCTTTCAAAAGGTGCTCGATGCGGATTTTGTGGACGGCTACCAGTGGGACCCCTCAGAGGCTGCCGAACTGATCGAGCGCGGCCAGGCGCCCACGGTGTACAACGTCATCAAGCCCCGGATTTTGTGGCTCACCGGTACCGAAAAGCGCACCCGCATCGAAGCCAAGGTGCTGCCGCGTTCCCAAGACGACGAGCAGCAGGCCGAAGTCAAAGGCAAGTTGCTCAAGTACATCAACGATGTCAACCGCGCGCAGTTTGCCCGCTCGGCCGCCTTCCAGCAGGCTGTCACGGTCGGTGTCGGCTGGCTCGAGGACACGATCAACCCCTCGCCTACCGCCGAACTCCTTTACTCGGGATGCGTGCATTGGCGTGAGATTTGGGATGACAGCGCAAACCGCCCCTTGCCCGGCCAATCCAACGAGGCGCAGCGCTACCTGTTTCGCCGCAAGGTGGTCGACCTTGACGTGGCGCAGCAAATGTTCCCAAAGTACGCCGAGGCATTGCGCCGCGACTCCAGCAATCTTGACGTGCAGGCCTTCGAGTCAGACGCTTACTACATGGGCGAGCGCCTGGGCGCGGGATCGGGCAGCGACAACCCCTCGTTTGCGCTTGACTCCACCAGCCGCTATCAAACCTCCCGGATTTTCGCCGAGCAATCGCTTATCGATGGCAGCCGGCCGCGGGTGGCGCTGATCGAGGCGTGGTATCGCAAGCCGCAGCGGGTCAAAATGCTGCGCATCGAGGGCGGCGAATCCGTGCTTTACGACAAGGCCAACCCCGAGCACGAGACCGCTCTGCGCTCAGGCCAGGCCATGCTGGTCGACCACATGCGCATGCAGATGCACCTGATGGTGATGACCGAAACCGTCGCGCTGCACGATGGGCCTGCCCCGTTTAACCACAACAAATTCCCCTACACCGAAATCGTGTGCTACGCACGCGACCGCACTGGCGAGCGCTATGGCGTGGTGCGCGACATCCGTGACCCCCAGGAGGCCCTGAACAAGCGCGAATCCAAGGCGCTTTTTGAGGCTTCCGCCAATCAAGTCGTGGCCGAGGCCGGCGCCGTCGAGGACGAAGATGCCGCACGCCGAGAAATTCAGCGCCCCGACGCCTGGATCACCGTCAAGCGGGACAAACGCTTTGAGGTCGTCGACCGCAAAGGCGTGGCGGCTGTGCATCTGGACATGGCGGTGCGCGACATGCAGTTTGTCGAGATCGCCTCCGGGGTGCGCGACGAAAACCTCGGCGCCGAAACCAACGCATCGTCGGGCAAAGCGATTCTCGCCCGCCAGCAACAAGGCGCCGTCACCACGGCCGGACTATTCGACAACCTGCGCTACGCCATTCAGCTCCAAGGCGAGAAGCAACTGTCACTGGTCGAGCAGTTCTATACCGCCCAGCGCGTGGTGCGCATTGTCGGGCAAAAAGCCCCCATCGAGTGGCTGCCGATCAATGACAGCGACCCTCTCACTGGCGAGCCGATCAACGACATCTCGCGCCGCAACGCCGACTTTTTGGTCAACGATCAGGATTACCGCCGCGACTGGCAAACCGCCGCCGTCGAATCCATCATGGATCTGCTGGCCAAGACCATGCAGACCAACCCGCAGGCCGGCTTTGCGCTTCTGGACCTCGTGATCGATGCCACGCCCGACTTGCCCAACAAGGCGGAGTTTCTTGCGCGCATCCGCAAGCTCAATGGGCAATCCGACCCGGCCGCAAAGCAAACCCCCGAGCAGCAGCAAGCCCAGCAGATGGCCGAACAAATGGCGCAAGAGCAGACCGAACTGGCCCGGCGCGACGCCATGGCTGCCGTTGCCGTCAAAGAGGCCGAGGCCTTGCTCAAGCAAGCCCAGGCCAACAAGGCGCAGGCCGAAGCCGCGCTCGCAGGCCAGCCGCAAGGCGATCCCAACGCGGCCGGCGACATGATGGCCATGCAGGACCAGGCGCGCGCGCAAATGGCCGCGCTCGATGCCACGATTGCCAACCTGCAGGGCCAGCTCGCCAAGGCCAAAGCCGACCAAGACGCCAGAATCGAAGCCGCGCAAATCACCGCAGAAGCACGGCTGGACGAGGCGCGCATTGATGCCGCCACCCGCCTCGAGATTGCGGACATGCAAACCAAGGCGCAGGCCAGCGCCGCCAGACTCGCGGCAAAACAGGCCGCATCCGCCCCCAAGCCTGCCAAGCCCAAGCCCGCCTCATCGTCTTAGGAACCACCATGCCTATCCCCACCGTTGTCACGCTCACCCATGCCAAACCGTCGCGCACGCTCGATGTGCCCGACAACCAAACCACCGTCTTTGCCGCGCCCAGCGCCGGCGACACGCTGCGCGTCGAATACTCGTTCGATGGCGTGGTGTTCAACCCGTGGGCATCGGGCGATGTCACCGCATACACCGCCATGGCGCTTGATTCCAACATCGCCAATGTGCGCTTCACCCGCATCGCGGGATCAAGCGAAACCAGCTACGGGGGGACCGTGTAATGCCATCGTTTGCCCGCACCACTCTGCCCTCGGCCATTACCGGCATCATGGCCGGCAACGACGCCGCCGGGTCGACACAGGACGCCGCCACCGGGTTGCTCTCAACGACCCCGCGCGCGCTTGACGCCATCAATACCGACGCCCAGGCTGCCGCGCTGTTGCAGCAAGCCACATTCGGGCCGTCGCTTGCCGACATCACCGCGGCCATTGCTGCAGGCTCACGCACGCAATGGGTATCGGACCAGATGGCCCTGTCATGGT